CGTCCACGCCTTGAGCAGGCCGTTGTTCCAGACCGTCTCGATGACGAAGTTGACCGGGACGGCCGCCTTGTCCATCAGCTCGGCCCACTTGTTGCCGATCCACTCCACGGCCCCGGAGAACCAGCCCTTGACCGACTCCAGCGCCTCCCCGATCTTCGGGAACACGGTATCGGTGACCCAGTTCACCGCGCCCGCGATGTCGTTGAAGGCGTCCGTCCAGGTCTGCGCCAGCTGCTCGATGGCGGGCATGACGATCGGGATGAGGACGTTCTGGACGAGCCAGGTGAACAGCTCGATCACCTTCGTGAGCACCGGGAGCAGGTCCCCGATGATCGAGATCACCGGCGGGAGGAACTGCACCGCCAGGTCCACGAGCTGCGGGAGCAGCGGGGCGATGGCGAGGATGAGGTCCGCCCACGCCTGAATCAGTGGCGGGAGGAGAGGCGCGAGCTGCTTGATCGCGTCCGCGATGGCAATGCCGATCGTCTTCCCGACCTCCGCCAGGATGGGCGCGAGTTCGTGGATGACCGGAGTCATCTGCTCCGCGAACGCCTTGATCACCGGGCCGAGCGCATTGAACACCTCGGACAGCGCGGGGGCGAGCGCGCTCACCACGGCCGCTAGCTGCTCCGCCAGTAGCGGGATGAGCGGAGCCACCGCCTGGAGGAGGTCCGCGAAGGCGGTGGCCAACGGCTCCAGCGCGGGGGCGAGCGCGTTGATGGTGTTGATCAGCGTTTCGCCGACGATGATGGCGATCCGGGAGAACGGCTCGATGAGCGGCTGGATCGCGGCCCCGACCGTCTTCAACAGCCCGACGATGACGGGCAGGACCGGCTCTAGTCCCTCCGCCAGCGCGGTAATGAGTTCCGCGAGGGTGGGGAGGATGGCCGTCAGCGAGTTGAGGAACACCGCGCCGATGGAGCCCAGCGACGGGGCGATGGCGACCAGGCTCGCGCCCAGCTGCTCGAAGAGCGGGGCGAGGGCCGGGAGCACGTCCCGCGCCATCGTCATAAAGGACGTGAGGACGCCCTCCAGTAGCGGCCCGAGGGAAGTCATCACCTGCGCGAATCCGGTGAGCACGTCATCGAGCAGGCCGGATTCCGCCGCCTGAGAGAAGGCCCGGCCGATTCCCTCACCGATGGCGGCGAAGCTGCGGCCGATCTCCTCCATGCGCGGCGCGGCCGTGGCCGTGAGGTCCACGAGTCCCTGGGTGAACTCACCCGTGCCGGAGCGGAGACCACGGAGCAGGTTCTCGCCCGACTCGAAGGCGGCGTTCAGCCCCCGCATCCCCTCCTCGGAGCGTAGGAACTCGAAGGCGTTCTGGGCCGCCAGGTTCAGCTCGGAGGCGACGCCGCCCATCCCCTCCTGGATGGCCGGGAGGAGAACGTCGGCCGTCTCCCGGAGCTGGTCCCCGAGGTTGGCGAAGAGGTTGTCCTGGACGCTCTTCCGCACGGCCTCCCATGCCGGAGCGAGGTCTCGGGCGGCGAGCACGAACGACTGAGCGTTCGGGGAGAGCCGGGCCAGGGCGTCGTTGAACTTCTCCGTCGCGGTGCCCGCGCCGGACTGCGCCTTGGCCAAGTCCTCCGCCGCGCGGGCCACCGCCTCGTTCGACCGGACGAGGTTCTTCTGTGCCTCCGTGACCGCGCGGTCGGCCTGGGCCTGGTTCTTCCGGGCGGCGACCACCTCATCGGCCTGGTCGATGCCCTTCTCGAAGGACTCGGTGGCCTCCTCCTGGAGGTCCTTGCTGGCCTTCTGCGCCTTCTGGAGGTTGATCTCGGCACGCTCGACGCGGAGGAGAGCGCGCTCGCGGTCGGTCGGGTCCGTGAACGCACCCTTCGCCAGAGCCTCCTGCGCCTCCCGGAGGGAGAGCGCGGCCTCACGCTCATCGAGGTTCGCCTCCGCGAGCGACTGCTGGTAGCCGTCGAGTCGTTCCTGTGCTGTCTTGTAGGCGTCCGCCACGCCCTTCGCCGCGTCGGCGGCGTTGTCCTGGGCATCGTTGAGCGCGACCTGCGCGGACTCCGCCTGATCCGTGGCGGCGGTGAGCGCGGTCTGCGCGGAGGCCACGGCCTCCGACTGTGCGCGGGCGTCCGAGGCGGCGTTGGCCGAGATGTCTCCGAGCGCGGAGAAGGCATCACCGATGCCCTGGAATCCAACGACAGCCGTGGCACCGATGGCGGCGACGGCTGGACCCACCGCCGCTAGACCGGCGACGAGACCGCCGATCGCGCCCGCCGCCGCTCCGGCCGCGCCGGTGATGGCGGCGAGGGCGGCGGTTACACCGGCGATGGTCCCGGCCGACCGGCCGATGCCGGAGAGCCGGGAGGCCAGTCGCTCCACCGGGCTCGAATCCACGGTCGTCCCGACCCGGACGTTCTGGTCACGAAGTCCCCGGAGGGTGTCCGCCAGATTCCGCAGCCGGGCCTCATCGACCTGGATGTCCACCCGGATAACGATGTTCTTGGACTCCAGCCGCCGGATGGCGGAGGCGGCGTTGCGAAGCGCCTTGATCTGGTCCTCGGTGAGGTTCGTGGAGACCTCTACCCGGATGCTCTTGGACTCCAGGCGGCGGATCGCGGAGGCGGCGTTGCGAAGCGCCTTGATCTGCGCCTCCGTGATGGCGGAGGAGAAATCGACCCGGATGTTCTTGGACTCCAGCCGCCGGATGGCGGAGGCCGCATCACGCAGCTGCTTGATCTGGGCGGCCGACAGATTGATGTTGAACCGGACATTGACCGTCTTGTCCGAGAGGTTCCGAATCTGCTGGAGAGCCGCCTGCTGGGCGGCGGTGATCTTGAGGTCGAGATCGACCTTGGCCGTGGCCTTGAGGTTCGCGTTCTTGAGCGCGGTCCGGGCCGCCGCGATGGCGGCGGTGGTGTCGATCTCGATGGGGACCTTGAGCGGCTTCTGGTTGAGCTTCGCCTGGACCTGCGCGAGAGCCGGGGTGAGGGCGGCGTTCAGCTCTGCCGCGATACCGCTGGCGTCGATACCGACGCCGAAGTTGATCTGTCCGACAGAGTTGGCCACGCCGCCAGACTATCGGCGTGGCCCGCATCCTCCGTCAGCTCTGGAGCTTGGTCAGCTCCGTGATCAGCCCCTGGATGTCCACCCCGGAGTCGGGATCGGTCATCGCCTCCACCACGGCCACGAAGCTAGCCGGGCTCAGGTGGTACATCAGGAACCGGGTGAAGATGCGCATCTGCCCCTGCGCGCCGAGGACCGGCACGCTCGTCATGGAGATGGCGACGAGGGCGGACTCGTTGGGCTTCCGCACCTCCAGCGTGAGGCCGCCGTACTCCAGATGTTCGTGGGGCCACGGCTCCGGCTCGGGGGCCTCCTCCGTGGACTCCTCACCCTGTGCGATCAGGTCCGCGATCTCCGCGTCCCGTTCTGCGATTGCCGGAGTACCGGCGGCGTTTGCCGCACGGGCGGCGGCGATTGCCGCGCGCTCCTCCGCGATCTCCTCCGCCGTCATTTCCTCGACCGGCTTCAACGACATGTCGTGCTCCTCTCGTGGTATGGCACGGGATCAGTCTAACTTCCCCCGAAACTGATCCTCGGGTCCTCACTCACGACGCGGTGTACGGCGTTGCGGAGGTACGGATTCGGGGCGTTACCGGGGTGATTCACCTTCTTGAAGAACACGACCCCGCCGACCTTCGGCCAGTAGAACCGGAGCGCGTTCGCGTTCTTCGCCCGGATGAGGTGCGGCCGTGCTCCCTCGTGAACCGGAGCGGAGTACGGCGCGAGCGACGATACGCCGCTCTCCAGCCTCCACGGTCCGACCCGGCGCACCGGGTCCGCGCGGATGAGCCGTTTCAGCTCACCACTCCGCTTCGGCGCGATCTGCTTGGCCGTGCTCTCCACCCGGCGGACGAACGCCGTGGTGAAGGTCTCCAAGCGTGGCATCACGGCCGCCTGGAGGGCCGTGTCGTTGATCTCCAGATCAGCCATCGGCTTCGGTCTCCGGGACCTCTTCCACCTCCGCCGGGATGTCCTCCACTACCGGCTGGACCTCCTCCACAACGGCCGGGGGCTCCTCCACTACCTCCGCCTTGGCGCGCGGCTTCCGGGGTGCGCGCAGCTTCTTCTCCGCCTTCGCCGCCTCCAGCTTCGGGGCGGTGATGCTCTCGACCTCCGTCTTGGCGTCCGGGGTGGCGACCACAGTGACGTACCCGCGCGAGATGAGCTTGTCGATGTACGACGTGCGTTCCACGGTGAGGCGCGCACCGCGCGCCAGGAACGTGCTCGGGGTGATACTGCCTTCGATGGTGACTCGGGCCATGTCTCTCGTCCTCTCCTAGGTGTCCACGCGGGCGTACAGCGTGCCGATCCATGCAATCACGCCGCCCTCCGGGCCATAGGGCACCACCGCGTCGAGCGCCACCATGTCCGAGCACTCGTCCCGTTTCATGAGGGCGGCGGCCCGGCAGAGCGCCAGCTCGATCCGCGCGCTGTCGTCCAGGCTCACCTCCGCCTCGGATTCATACGCTGTCCAGTCGCAGCCCTCCTGGAACACCGCCGCACACCGGGCGACGCCGATCTCGATGGCCACGGCGCGCGGAGTGCCGCACGGGTTATCGCCCACGTACGGCTGCGGGAACACCGCCGTACGGAACCGGCGCGTGAGGCGGACCCACACGAACGGGTCGTTGCCGCAGCCGCAGTCGTCCAGGTGCATGTCCACAGCGGAGAGCGGCGGGGCCTCACCGGCGAACACACGCACGCGCTCCGTGCCGCCGCCGAGCGGCGGATGCGAACTTGTCGCAGTGAACGCCTCCCGAAGTGCACAGATCACCTTGTTGAGGATGCAGTCGGCCCCGTCGTGCAGCATCAGCGCACCTCCGGCGCGGTCATGATGTGGTGAGGGTTCACGGCGGAGAGCCACAGATCGACCTCCGGGATACCCGTCTTGCCGGAGGCGTAGATGTCGGTCGGGTCGATCATGTCGTAGGAGACGCCCTGCCGCGTCACGGAGCGGACCCGGCGGGGCAGTCGGCACTTCCCGCCGTTGCACGCGGCCAGGAACTCCGCCGCCAGCTGGCCCACCAGCTTCGCGCTACCGGGCGGCGGCGGGGTACCACGGAGGTAGGTCACCGACCAGGTGCCCTCCTCATCGAGTGGCCGGGTGAGGTCCTGAGCGGGCCAGTCCGTGCCGACGCGGTACAGCAGGTCGCCTTCCAGCCGGTACTCCGACTCGTCCAGGACGACGCCCGCGATGACGACCTCCGTCACGCCCTGGATCGGGAGGCCGACGCGGCTCGCTAGATGGACCACGTTCGGGGCCTGCCATGAGCACTTCGGCCCACAGCCGCAGGCCACGTTCCGCCAGTTGCTCCCGTCCCACACGGGGAAGAACCAGCCCGTCGCCGGGATGCCGTACACGGGGTCGGCGGAGAAGAGTCCGCCGCACGGCTGCGGGCACGGCCGCGCCATCACCGGGCACACGCCGAACTGGCGGCCCGAGAGAGACCAGAGCACCTGGACGGCCAGGTTCTCCGCGTCCTCCTGTTGCATCACGTCGATGTCAGATACCGCCTCCGGGAGGCACGTCCGATCGACCGGCCAAGTGCAGCTCATGGGGTCAGCGTAGCGGGAGGGGTTGCACAACGCACGGACTCCGTGCTAAGGTGGTCTCACCACCGAGGAGAGGAACCCAGATGGACATCCAGACCAGCTACCGCCGGAGCGTTGCCCGCGCCTTCATCGTGGACGCGCTGGAGGACCGGGGCGAGGGAACGTCCGCCGAGTACGACGTGGAAGCCATCGTGACCGAGCTGGTCAACGGGGACGACCACGACTACGAGACCATGAGCGGCATGGACTTCCACGACCTCATCTCCCGGCATGAGGCCCTGGCCGAGCCGACCGATGAGGAGATGTTCGCCTAGACACAACGAGAGGCCCCGCACCTTCCCCGGTGCGGGGCCTCTCGGGTCCGGCCCGTGCCTGCCGTAGCTGCGAACACGTGCCCGCCGGGGTATCGGCCGTCAGGTGGAAGCCCCGATCGTTTGCCCTGCGCCCCTCCCAGGCCCCGTCGTCCGGCGGGTAATCCTGGGAGGCACTTCCGCCCCCTCCGCGAAGGGGGCAGCGTCGTGGCGGAGGCGGGACTCGAACCCGCGACCTCCGGGTTATGAGCCCGGCGCGCTACCGACTGCGACTACTCCGCGACGCTGTGGAAGCGACCCCGACCCGGAGGTCGGAGCCGCCTCACCACGAGAGAATCAGGAAAGCGAGTAACCCGGTCCTCGGGGGTAACTCTACAGGCCACCCTCCTCGGTGGTGGTGACCACGACAGCGGGTGCCGTGCCACCGGTGAGGAGAGCACCGTCGCCGGTCATCTGCGGGACGTTCACGCCCGCGTACGCACCGCCGAAGGTCACGAGCACCGGCGAAGCCGGGAGCGCGCCACCCGTCACGGTGACATCACCGGGGGCGATGTTGGACAGGGCCTCCAGCGCCGACTGGACCGCAGCCGCAGCAGCGTTGTAGACGATGGCGGCGGTGGTCTGACCGTCGAAGGTCAGGGTGAAGGTGCCGCCGGTCGGGTCGCCGGTGATGGCGACCTGCTGCACCTCCGCGCCACACGCGGGCTGTGCCGGAGCCACGTCCGCCGCCGGTTCGCCGAGCGGGCCGCCGAAGTAGAAATCGGGGTCCACGAAGGTACCGGGGATGTCCAGCGGGCAGCACTCGGTGCCCGGAGTGTTCTCCGGCGGAGCGATGGGAGTGCGCAGGACGATGAGCTGCTGGTCGTCACCGACCGGGGTGATGAGACGCCCGGCGGTGTTGGAGCCGTCGATCGGCACGACGTTCCACGGACCACGGCCCCACTGCGGCGCGGGGAAGGAGATACCGGTCAGCGTGAAGGTGGAGACCTGCGCGCCGATCTCGATGTCACCGAGGACGAACTCCGTACCGAACGTGAGGAAGTAGCCGTAATCACGGCCGCTGCCCGTCTGGTTGAAGATGTCGTCATCGGCGGGAGCCGGGCAGTCGTTGGCCGCGCGGCCTCCGGTCCACAGCTCCAGCGCGACGCCGAAGTCCGACTCGACCCGACGCTGATCACGGAAGCCCACCGCGTCGCCGTCCCAGTCCAGCTCCTGCTGCCAGGACGAGAACAGGGTGATCAGGCAGGTATTCACCTGGCACAGCACGAAGGTGAGGTTGTAGTACTTCCGCTCGGGCGGCGTGCGGTCGAGGACGCAGACGCGGCCCTCAGCGTTCCGCTGCTCCAGCTCTTCCGCCTCCTGGAACACGGGCGAGATGGTGGAACTGACCCAGCCGTCCGTCACCACGTAGTTCGCGGGACCGGACTGCGGCAGACCACAGTTGTTGACCTTGGTGGCACGGAGCTTCGTGCCCTTGACCACGGGGAACACGGCCATTTGCGTGTCATCCTCTCCTGATTGATCGGGTAACCGGCACGACGCACCCCGGCCCAGAGCCAGACAGGATCGTCACGCTTCGCACAGTAGCGCCCCGGCGTGCAGGGCTGGACAGTCTGATCACCCGACCCTCCGGTACACCCGGCGGCCGAGCAGGCGAATCACGGTGAGCACGAGGTTCAGCCCGGCCACGGCCAGGCCGAGGTAGAGGAGTTCGCGCAGGTCATCGGTCCACCAGAACCGGCGCGGCCACACGTACATCGTGAGGAGGTGGGCGGCGACGGCGAAGTACGCGAGCACGGCCCAGAACACCGCGCGGGCGGCGGGCTCCTTCCGCCAGTCGGAGCGTAGGCCGTAGATGAGGGAGAAGGCCCCGGACTCCAGGGCGGTGATGAACAGGAACACGATGGTGCCGGTCCGGGGTGAGTCCACGAGGATAACTAGAACGATGCCGACCAGCGCGGCGACGGTGTTGGCCGCGCGGTTCCCTGTGCGTGTGGTGAAGAGTTTCCCGAGCATGTCGGTCATTCTCCAGCAGTGCCGCGCTCGAAGCCGATTCGTAGCTGGCGTGTGAAGCCGTTCACCTCTCCCCGGCGCACGAGGTAGTCGGTCTGGGCGTCGATGAAGGGGGCGAGCTGCTGCTGCTCCCGGCGCACGGCGGCTGCGTCGTCACACAGCCGCCGCGTGTCGTCTTCCTCCGTGCGGAGCCACGGAATCACGCGGGCCAACATCTCAGACCACTTCGGCATTCGGTTCGCCGCCTACTACGTCGGGCAAGGCGTCCAGGACTTGGACTGTTGCGGAGTTACCCCTCAAGAGCTGGTCGTTGTTCTTCAACAGGGCGGCGATGGTCTGCCGCTGCTCGGTAATGATGGCATCCTTGTCGGCCAGCCTCCCGCGCACGATGCGGAGCGGGACGAGGTAGCCGAAGAGCACCATCACCACGACGAGCCCCAGTAGGCCCTCCGGTGTGAACGACAAGAACGGGGCTAGCTCGGTAGCCATGCCAGGGGCCTCCCTTCCTCTGCCCCCGGCAGTATCCACATGAGCCCTCCCCCTGTCGCCTTGCTATTCGGTCGTGTCGGTCGTCTTCGCCTTCGTGGTCCGGGTCCGCTTCGCCGGTGCCGGAGCCGCCTCCAGCAGACCCGCGTCCTGAGCGATGGACTCTGGGACGATGTACGTCTTGCGCGGATTCGATCGGGTGTCGATGTCGATCAGCTCCGGGCCG